TGCGAAAGTAAGCCGTGGCATGCCGCCGCCTCCTACCCCTGCGGTGAGGAACCGGAGCGGGAGACGATCACGTTCACCCCCACCTACGTCGACGGGTGCGAGTCCTGCGACGCGGCCAAGGCCCTCGGCCAAGCACCGATCCCGGCCCACGGGAACTGCCTCTACGCTGGACGCGACGTCATGGGCCACCACCCTGATGGGCATTGCACCGCTGACGCCTGCTACTGATCTTCCGGGGCGCTCCCCCTAGCCCCGGATCCCGCGACACCCTCCGACTTCTGTCCCCCGGAAGTCGGAGGGTGTCTGCGCGTGCCCCTACACTTAGCGGTAAGCAAGATCGTGCCCTCAGTGGCCCCTGTCCGCCTTCGTGGACGTGCCCCGTGTGGCCTCGGCGGTGCGGGGTTCACGCGCGCCGTCAAGGAGGTGGACTGGGTGCCCTCTTATCGCGCTCTAACCGGACTGGACTACCCGCCCGATCGCCGTATTGAAGCCGGTGAGATCGCGAGCGACCTTCCGCCGAAGAGCATCAAGTGGCTGCTGGAGCAGGGGCTTATCGAGCCCACTGACGGCAGTAAGTCCAAGCCCGCTCCTACCCCGGTTGAGGAGCCTGCAACCGAGGGTGGTGACGAGTAGTGGCATACACACACGGCAAGTCGACGGCGGTCCTGTACAACACGGCGACCCTGTCCGGCTACTTCAATGAGGCCAGCGCCTCACGATCGGTCGAGACCGCAGAGACCACGGCGTTCGGCAGCAGCGCGAAGACGTACATCGTTGGCCTTCAGGACGGAACCCTGTCCCTGTCCGGCATGTTCGACGGGAACACTGCCGCAATCGACGAAACCCTGACGGCCACCATCGGCGCTGACGGCAATGACGTCATCACGGTGGCCCCCGAAGGCCTGAGCAACGGCAAGATCGCCTTCTCAGCGGCCGTGAAGGAGACCTCCTACGAGGTGTCGTCCCCGGTCGGCGATGTCGTGGCAGCCACCCTTGAGGTGCAGGCCGACGGCGGTGTCGACCGGGCAGTCGTCCTGGCCGGTGCTGCTGCCGTGACCACGAGTGGCACGGGTACGGCCGTCGACAACACGGCCTCCTCGGCCAATGGCGGCGTCGGCTACCTCCACGTCACCACCAACACACGAAACGGTGCCAGCACATTCAAGGTGCAGCACTCGTCCGACAACGTGACCTTCGCGGATCTCATCACCTTCGCGTCGGTCCCGACCACGACCACTGCTTCCGAGCGGGTCGCGGTTACTGGCACGGTCAACCGATACGTCCGTGCCTCGCACGCCCCCGGTGGGTCCACCGGGTCAGTCACCTACTCGATGACATTCGCCCGCCGGTAAAGGAGACAGGTCATGGCGTTCGTTCACGGCAAGAAGAGCAAGATTGAGATCGACAACAGCGGAGGCTCCCTCACGGACATCTCCGCGTACTGCGACGAGGTGTCGTTCTCGCGTTCCCTTGAGACCGCAGAGGTCACGACCTTTGGCGACGACGCCAAGGAGTACCTGATGGGTCTTTCCGACGCGACGATGTCGCTGTCGGGCAAGTTTGATGCCGCTGGCGCGTCCACCGTTGACGCTGTCCTGTCCGGCACCCTCGGCCAGGATGCCACGGTGTCCTTCGCCTACACCCCCGGCGGTGGCTCGGCTTCGGCCACGAACCCGAAGTACACCGGCGAGGCATACATCACCTCTTACGAGATCACCGGTAGCGTCGGCGACGCCGTCACGTTCTCGGCTGAACTGCAGGTCACGGGTGCGATTACCCGCGCCGTCGCATAACACAACTGAATAAACCCATGACGTGCCCCTTGAGGGCCCATCGAAAGGAAGTGACCTAGTGTCCCTGCGCGACAAGATTCTCCAAGCGACCGATATTCAGACGGAACTCGTCGAGGTGCCCGAGTGGGGCGTCACGGTGGAGGTTCGTGGAATGTCCGGTGCTGATCGTGCCCGCATCTTCGACGCTGTATCGAAGAACGGGGAGGTTAGCGCCGGAGACCTGTACGTCGAGACGGTGATTGCCACCGCTTACGACCCGGAGACCGGGGCTCACGTCTTCGACGAGAAGGATAAGGCGGCGCTCATGGAGAAGTCCGCTCAGGCGATCGACCGCCTGTCGCAGGTAGGGCTGCGACTGTCGGGCATGGACAAGGAAGCGCAGGACGCCGCCGGGAAGACGTTTCCTAGCGAATCCTGAGAGGCGTTTCCTCTTCGAGTTGGCTGAGAAGTTGGGCCGCACGGTCGGGGAGTTGTTGTTTGGCTCCCCGGCCCACCGGCCTATCTCAAGCCTTGAGATCACGGAGTGGGAGGCCTTGTGGCATCTCCGTAACTGGGAGATGGAGCAGGCTTCTAAGCGGAAGTAGGAAGGTGGTGTTGGCGTGGCGACGGTAGCGGAAGTCCTAGCACGTTACCGCGCCGACACCGCCGCCTATGTTGGGCCTGTCCGGCAGGCGACGCAGGCGACGCAGGAGTTCGCTCGCGCGATGCCGCAGGCGGCCCAGGGCGCCGACAAGTTGAAGGCGTCAAATGTCGCATTAGGTGCTGCGGTTGGCGGCGTTGCCGTCATGGCCCTGACGAAGGCGACTGCTGCGGTTCAGAAGTTCGCAATGCAGGGCATCATGGCTGCTGCCGATTACGAGCAGACGGTCATCTCGATCGAGGGCATCTTCCGTGGCATGGGGATGACGGTCGAAGAGGCGACCACGGAGACGGCCACCTATTTGGGTGAGTTGCGTGACTTCGCCGCACGCACCCCGTTCGAGTTGCCGCAGACGTTGGATGCGGTGAAGCGGCTGCTGTCGATTGGTTATGCCGCGAATGAGGTCAAAGACACAATCCTTCCTGCGGTCGGTGACATCACTGCCGCGCTCGGTCAGCCTGCCGCTTCGATCTCTGCGGTTGTGTATGCGTTCGGGCAGATGAAGTCGGCTGGCCGTGTGCTGTCGCAGGATCTGATGCAGGTCGGTAATGCGTTGCCCGGATTCAACGCGAAGATGGCTATCGCGAAAGAGTTGTTCAACGGCGACGTGGCCGCAATGTCAGAGGCGATGGAGAAGGGCGCCCTTGACTCCGAGACGGCGATCAACGCGATCATCAAAGCGATGCAGAAGTTCCCCGGTGCGGCTGGGGCCATGGAGCGTCAGTCGAAGACGCTGCTTGGTGTCATGTCGACATTCAAGGACACTGTTCGTAATGCGTTGATCGACTCGATTGTGCCGAGCCTGCCGGTCTTGTCCGGTGCGTTAGAGAATCTTGTCGGTCCCGTGGAGATGGTGGCTAAAGCCTTTGGTGGCGCCTTGGGCCCGAATCTCATCAAGGTTGCGGAAGAGGCGCAGAACTTCGCGCCGCAGTTGGCGGAGTTGGCTGCGGCGATGGTGGAACTCGCTGGCAGTGGTGTATCGAATCTGATTCAGACTCTTGGCACGTTGGCGCCGATCCTTCAGGCATATGCAACGATCCTGGGTACAGCCGCTAAGGCCTTCAATCTGCTGCCGGGACCGATGCAGTCCGTGATCGGTCTGCTTATTGCGATGGCGATGTTGATGCGTAGCCCAATGTTTGGGCCGCTGGTGACGTCGATCAACGGACAGGTTCGCGGTGCTCTCACGACGTTTCGCGCACAGATGGCGGCATCGCGGGTAGCGGCGACGACTGGTTTCGCTGCTATCGGCGCGTCCGCGATGGCGTCGTCGCGTGTGTCGATGACGGCTCTCGCGCTGATGCAGGTTGGGATCACGGGCTTGAAGTCGGCTATCCGTAGCCTGTGGGCGTCGCTTGGGCCCATTGGTCTCGCGATCATTGGTGTGTCGGTGGCGATGGAACTATTCACCGGGAACACGGCGGAAGCCGACACCACTGTAAAAGACTTCGTTTCCACTTTGACTTTCGCCAATGGCGTGCTCGACCAAAACTCGCGCGCGATGTTGTACAACCAGATGGCCCAAAATGGGACGCTGACACAACTACAGGCCCTCGGAATCTCCTACGCCGACTTCTTCACTGCCCTAATGAAGGGCGG